AGCCATTTGCTGCATCTGTGTAGATACATACTGGTTGGATTGTGATCCGGGTTTTGTGAAGGCTTCCCAAGGGTTGAAGTCATCTTCACTCAATCCGGGTTGTGATTCTGGTGCACTTGGTTGATTAGCTATACCGTCTTGTAATGTCTGTACCAGATCTGGTCTCTTTTCCAACAGTTGAGCTAGTGGCTCTAGTCGTGACAGCTTCTGATTGTCGGCTTGTGCTCGATCATACATTGACTGAAACTTCTTCGCCTCTGACTCATAGTCTATTGAAATAGTTTCCTCTGGTGCAGGTTCAACGAACCCCTGTTCCGGTTGAGCGGACTCAACAGTACCTACGGGTTCTTGACCAACGATATCCTCAACAAATGCAGTTTCACTATCCATCGGTTGAGTACCGACATTAGCCTCTGCTTGTTCTAATGTGCTCATATTATCTCCTTATTTAAGATGTCTCTAATTCTGTGGAATGGAACCAGCCTCTTCAGATCCCTTTTCAAGATCCCTAGCTAATTTTTCCACTTCGAGCTTCACCTCATTTTCAAGTTTGTTACGCTGAACTCTACGATCAGCTTTGGCATCTGAAGAAACCTCGGAAAGTCTGGACTTGAATTTCTCCACTTCCACTCTCTTACGGTCACTAACAGATTCCCTCTGGGCTGTTTGCAAGTCACCCTGCAAAGTCTTTAATTGCTCTTCAAGAGCTTGAATTTGTTGCATCATTTGCTGCTTCTCATCTGTCCGCTGCATGATGCCTTCTTTGTCAAATATTTCTGGGTTCTTTTTTAATACTTCAAACTTATCAACAATCCCCATTTGAAAAGCTTCTAAATAGACGTTAAGCTCTGCCCACTTATTGGAAGGCATAGTAGAACCCGGTTCAATCCGAATATCATGCTGATCTAAAAAGTGTCTATCCTTTTTCATATCCATCACAGCACCACTGACATCTGTATAATAATTTGCCATAACCTCTGTTATGTTATTATTTGGCTGTGCCAGTCTAAAAATCTTTTGGAAAGTATAATGTCCTTTGGAGAGATTATAAATAATTTTACCAAGTCTGTTCATACTAAATTCAATATCCCTTAATTTAGACTTAGGTCTTTCTGTACCCAATGCTATCATTCTTTCTGTACCTTTGACAGTCTCTGGAGCTTTCTCAGCAAAACCATGCATCATTTCTGGCAGACCAAATATAAAATCTATATAAAACTCTGACTGTTGTATCAACTTATAGAACTCACCAGCCAATGGCTGAGGAGCTGGATAATGAGGTTCCCCCTGAGAAGAGTCCACTTCTATTACAGCATTTGGATTCGCCCAGTCTTTTTCAAGCTGCCCTAAATCATCCACACTGCCAAGAGGAACTAATAATTTTAGTCCCGCTGAAGCTTGGGCATGAGAAAGTGCCAGAGACCACAGTTTGTTCAGGAGGCGTTGCATGGGTCTGGCACGAGAGACATCGCTCTTAGGGTATGGAGTGCCTGTCCAAACATTAGGCAACGGGACTATTGGATATTCATCTGTATTTAAAATAGATTCATAAAGAACTATCTCTCCAAGAGTAGCACAAACCTTCACCCTGTTTTGCAATACCTCTACAATTTGAAATGCTCCACTCTCTAGTACCTCTTGATTTTGCTCTGCAAATTCTGCGTATTCATCAGGAGATAATATAGATTCTTCCTGACTCTGCGTATCAATCACTCTATAAAAAGGAACTTTAACTTTATAAAATCTTTCTAATATCTGATATTTTTTAACTTCAAAATAATCTTTATCTTTTACTTCAGATGGAGTAAAGACAGTCATTGAATTTTTATTCTGAGCAGCTGGATAATCTTCATCACTATAACTAAACCCAGAAAGATCATGTATAATTCCTTTTATTTCTTCTCCAGTTTCTGGATCTGTTTGATCTCCTAATTCAGGGTAGAGGTTCAGCACTTGTTCACCGGTCAGTATAGTAGATAGGATGATTCCATCGGAATCGCTAAACCAACGATCACGAGATGAAGGTGAGGCATAAACCCTAAAAGGGTCAATATAAGTAAACTTTACGTCACCCCTACCGAAGTCTGATTGTCCATCAATATAAGCATATAAATATCCAATACCAGTAGTAGCATAATCGTGAATAGCTTGTTTTATCTGAGAGTCACCATCAGATATCTGCCAGATATAACCAATGATTGTTCTCCATAATGTAGCTACCTGAACATCTGAATCTTCTCTAGGTGTAATTGTAAATGCTGGTGCTCTTGATGTTAATACTGCTTTAAATTTTTCAATAGCGGATGAAACCCTATCCATTGGAATATCAGCTTGATTCCTCTGAGATAGTTCATCAGACTCTTCCGCACTAAAATGATTACCAAGGTAGAAATCTATATCTTTACGGGACTCTGTATCCCAGTCAGAACGAGCATCTCGCCATTGACGATGAAGTTCTTCGTTCTGTAAAGCTCTTGGATCTTTATCTATCTTACTCATTATCTGTTAAAAAATGGTACCGCAATATTATTTTTATGTTTTTGTAGCCATGCATCTTGATCTGGAGTATTTTTATAAAAATTAGAATCTTCAGGGGTTCTCTCTATTCTTTCACCCTCTTTACCCAAAGACTGTATCAAAGAATCTAACTTAATAGCCTCTAAAGACTGATTAGCACTATCAATCTTTGCCTGTTCTGCTGCCTGATACAAACTATCCCTAGTTGCTTTTAAAGATTCATAGTAATCACCGGGTTTACCCCAGCTCATTGTTTGACCAGCTGCTGCACCGGGAGGAGCTATAGATGGCTGCTGCTGTCCTTGCTGTTGAGGTTGCTGCTGTTGCATTTGTTGCTGCTGTAAAAACTGCTGCATCATTGCATCATCTTGAACTACGTCACCTTCTTGATAACCTAATAAAGCTTTTGGAATTGAGTCTTGTGGAGTAGATTGCATTTTTTCCAACGCATCTATAATTGCACTGTGTTGTAAAGCCGCATCAGGCAAGCTTCCCCTATATTGAGCATCACCTAAATAATATCTTGATCCCTTACCACCACCAACTTCTGAAGCTGGAATAGATAATGCTTGTCTAAACCTACCTCCATAAGCTTTTTCAATGCCTTTTTTATCTATAGCAGCTTTTGAAACGTCAACATCTGTGAACTGCTCAGGGGAAAACATCCATGATTTTGGAATTGAGTCTAGAGGTGTTCCATATTGTAAAGATTTCTCTCTTATTTTTTCTTCATCAAAATCTTCTAATCTTTTATAATAATCTTGAAGGAAACCACCATTTTGATACCCCATTACTCCATTAGGAGTAGTTATTCCACCACCCGTCATAGGTTTAGCACCTTCGAGGGTAGCCATTGATATTAATTCATCTATGTTGCCATGACCGCCTTCTTCAGGCATATTGTTTAATTTTCTTAATAGCGGTAAACCAAGAATGTCTACTGCACTCTTTTTAATCACAAACTCACCCGGAGTTAATTTTGCTGTTACTGTATCTGTGCTTGGCATTATTAGTCCCTTATCTCAAAATGTGGAAAATCATCGAAGCGGTTGTCCATGACCTGAAAATCCATATCCCAGTCTCCACCCCATCTTAACTTATACCCCATAGCCCTAGCTAAGCCTAAAACAAATCCAGCAAATAGCGTCTGTCTTTCTCTGTCATCCCAATTAACAGGGTAGGGAGTAACATCGCAGGCTTGAGAAGGACTAGCATTATGCCTACCATCAGGATAGCGTACCTTTGTTCTTCCTTCGTCATATAGTTTATTTTGCCTTTCTTTGCTCCTATGTCCTTCAAGAACGGAACAATCTACATATTTGATTACTTCATTGAAAATCTCTTGCAAGCGGGTATCGCAAGTTGCAAGTCTATTTTTAGATCTTTTTGAATACTTTGGCATATGGATTTATAATTTAGTATAGATTACGAAAAAATAAAATACAAAACAATAATGATTATGATCTAGATCCAGTCATCCAATTATAAGCTTTTACAATATTAAACTTTCGATCATTTAATTTTTCATTATGCAGGTTTTCCAGTTTTGTCTTTGTACTCTTAGGAGGTTTGGCAAAGTAGTCTGCGTAGTATAATCCATCCATTAAATCATCATGTCTGGGTTTGGGATGTTCAAATAGTTCATCTACCAGCTCTGTCATATGTCTTTGGACATATAATTTCTTTGAATTGACAATAGCACCGAGTGCTGTTTCCAATCTATCTTCCTTCTTTACCCTAGCTGGGGGCTTTACCCCTTTAAAGATACCGGGCATTAATCTTTTTTCCTTGGCAGACATTCTAGTTACCATGTCCCGAACCATCTCTTGGGCAGCAACCGTTTCAATCGTGACCCTACGTACCGGGGAAAATCGCTTAGCAAACTCAATGATCTTAGGAGGAATATCAAAAGTGGGTATACGCTCACGATAATAATCCAGAACGTAACGATTTCCACTAGCATCAATGCCCATAACCATAATGACTTGATAATCCGATGTCGCAGTGGCTGTCGCTGCAAGGTCAACGCCAATGTAAATATTAAGGGGCGTGGCATCTTCACCGTCTATTAAGTAGTTGAACCCTTGACGGTTCTCTACACTCCCGTTGTAGTATTGGATTCTATCAATTTTAAACGCTGCATTAGAAATATCCCTAGCATCATTCATATACTCCTGTGCAAACTTGTTGACAAGACCTGCTTCAATGAACTCTTTTTTCTTATTTGCCAGCTTCTCAAGGGAGAATTGTTCTTTCCAGATAGATTTATTATCTTCAATCGCCCTGTGGAATACAACATCCCAAGGATAAGTCCTATCATCCTTCTTAGCTTTCTTATAACCATCACATACCATTTGTAAAAAGCTGTCAAAGTGAACAATAGTACCACATAGCCAGATCCAGCCTTCATTACCGGGTGTCTCTTCCAGTGCCGGATAGACCGTAGATACGATCCACTTCTTAATTTCAGACCTGCGTTCTGGTGTTTTGGTGTTAAGTTCGGATTCAAAGTCGTCTAAGATGATGCCTGTATAACGGACATCTACCTCAGATCTACCCCTAAGTCTTTGTGATGTACCCTTGGCAATAACCCTGTCTCCCTTAGGAGTAACAATATCTTTCTCTGTCCACCTCTTACCAGCTGTACTGCCATCCATATTACCAAAATAGTATTTAATCTTCTTATTAACCTCAAAATGACTCCTTATGTATTTCAAATGGTCAATAGACTGACTCTGCTCTTCGGATACCCAAGCAACGAAATTTTGTTTATCCTTACTGGAAAAGCACAATTTATGCATAATTGCAGCTTTAGACAAGATAGATTTTCCAAAACCCCTCGGCATGACTACACAGGTTCTACCACCGGGATCGGTACGAATAAGCTTTTTAGCTACATCAAAATGGAAATCAGGGGAAGCAGACTTATTCATAAAGTCCCTAGGTAAAAAAGCCCTGCCAAAGTAAATAAGACTATTATAAGCTTTTTCAAGTACCTCATCCCTTTCCTTCATTTCTGAAGGACTGGGGGTTATATTAAAATCTTTTTTAAATGGTACGGGCACTATCTATTTCTTAATCTTCTTAAATAGTCTTTTCTGATAGAATCAAATAATATAACATCCATATTTTTAGCTGGCGTATCATATTTAGTATCCCACCAGTCAACATCAGGTTTATTAATATCAGGATGGTCTCCTCTTAGAAATCTATCCTCATGTAATTCGTGTTTAAACTGAGAACCCCAATGCTCCCCTTCTTTTGGTATTTTATGACCAGCTTCAAACGCAGCTCTGTAATCATAGAAATGTTCCGGGTCATCAGGATCTGGAGCATAGTTATGCTCTTTTAATACGTCAGCCCACCAATTTTCAAATGTTTCCGGCATTATTTGTCCTTAACGCTCTTAATGTTAGGGAAGCTTACCCTATATCGCCCTTTACCCCAAAGTACGTTCCTAGGTACCGTATAACGCCAGATAGACATAGGCTGTACATCCCAATAGCCCTTACTAACGAATACTGTTTTAACTACCATCAGATAGTTCCTTTTTCTTATCCGGGAGTGTTCCACGTTCAAATGCCATTAGTTTATCCTTAGTAAAGCCGGTAAACTCCTGTATCATGGCAATGGAGTCTGTTTTCTTCTCATTGGTGAGTAAACCTGATATCTTCATCAATGTTTCTAAGGATCTAAGTTTATCGCCATCTCTGGCATTAGGCTTGTCTACTATTGCTTTAGCCTCCTCCAGCAGGTAACGCTTGGTGATGCCAACATCACTTAATAGTAATTCTATCTCTTTATCTACCATTTTACTGACCCTTTCACTTTTTAATAAAACTTTTGCCTTGCTTAATGCATAGTCCTTGCTCTTAGCATTGGGATAAGCCTTCATATAGGCATCCACTGGTCTCATGCCAGCTGCTACATATTTTGCGAATAACTTGTTGCCATGTGATAAATGACCATTTAATGTCGTCTTGTACGCATTTTCCTTTGCAAAGCTATAGATATTCTTTGCAGGAGAGCCAGCAAGGGTTGAATTGCTATTGATATTAACCATGCCGAGTAGAGTGCGAATATATGTAACCTTTCTTTTATCTGCTCCACTGCCTTGGAATGATCCTTTTTTAATGACCATAACGACTTGTTTATCATCTGAATAACACCATTGGCTTTCCTCCGCTTCTTTCCAGTTATCTACAATAGGTTCATCAGGATATTTCTTCCTGAACTCCTGTTTGCCTGAAAAGATGTAGTGGTCTTTTCCTTTTATTTTCCGCTTATGCGGCAAGCATCACTCCCAAACCTTATGACTTCAATCACCTTTCCTACTCCCTCCGGATGCTATATAGTAATCT